CGTGGCAAGGGTAACTTTGTTATCTGCAGCTCAGACGTTGCCTCGGCTCTCGCCATGGGTGGCTACCTCAACATCAGCCCGGCTCTTAATGTCAACCTCGAAGTTGACGATACCGGTAACGTGTTCGCAGGTGTCCTTAACGGCAAGTTCCGCGTCTTCATCGATCCATACGCTCCAACCGGCGTTAACTTCGCCCTCGTTGGATACAAGGGTCAAGTTGCATACGATGCAGGCTTGTTCTACTGCCCCTACGTCCCGCTGCAAATGTTCCGTGCAGTTGGTCAAGACACTTTCCAACCGAAGATTGGCTTCAAGACCCGCTACGGCATGGTCGCCAATCCTTTTGCTGAGGAAGTTGACCTAGCTGCCAAGGGAAGTGCAAGCACCGGTAATCAATATTACCGTCTACTCAAGATCGACAACCTCCACGGTATGGGTCTGACCTTGGGCGCAGGAATGGGTTGATAAATCAGATTAACTCTGACTGAGAGAAGGGAGGCAGAAATGCCTCCCTTTTCTATTGGTCATACATACTTGTATGGTATGCTATGATTGTACGGATAATATTGTTAAGAACGGTCCAAAAGATGCTAATTTATTAGCATCAAATTATTACTACTTCAATGTGGATAAATTAAAAGAATTTAATTTGTTTGTTCAGTCAGCAAATTTACCAATGATAAGTTCAAGATCGATAAATCAACCAATAACTTTGGGAACTTATCCTAAAATACCGGCTCAAAATTATTACTTTGATGATCTTCAAATATCTTTCTTAGTTAATTCTGATATGTCAAATTGGATCTCAATCTATGATTGGATGAAAGGTATTGGAAATCTTAAAGAAATGATTTCAACCGGACAATTAAGTTATGATGAAGCAAACGCTGTTTTTACTACAGCGAATCTAGTAATAACAAACAGTGCATACAAACCAATATTAAACGCAAAATTTTATTACGTCTGGCCAAAAACTCTGGGTGGAATTAATTTTACCACTCAAAACACAACTTATGAACCTATAACGTGTACCGTTAATTTTGCTTATTCTTATTATGAGTTAGCACCAGTAGGTGTAACATGTTGACAAAGGATTTTATATTATGGAACTCGATTTCAAATCAATTGAAACTGATTTAAGAATAGATGAAACCCGTTTAGATGAAGAATCCCTAAGAACACCTCAATTACACAACAAGTATTTGATGTTGCTTTTGAGGCTCAAGAACAGAAAAGACAGATTAGAGAGAGAATTAAAAAGTCTTCAAAAAGACAAATGGCTGTATTATACAGGTAAAATGTCAGAGGAAGATTTAAAGAAACTTGGATGGGAACCATTTGAACTAAATGTATTAAGAACTGATGTGGACAGAATAATGGATGCAGATATGGATATTTTGGAAATAGAAGGAAAATATAAAGAAATTTGCAGAATTGTAGATTATGTGGAAGACGTTGTTAAAGTTATATCCAATCGACAATGGTCAATCCGTTCAGCGATAGATTGGCAGAAGTTCACCAACGGACAATAAATACAAGTATGGAACATGTGAACATAGAGGCGGTTGATTCCGTCTTCATTCGTATCAATGCCGAAAAATCGGTCATCAAGGAGATGAGCCAATTTTTCAGCTTTGAAGTCCCGAATCACAAGTTCATGCCAGCATATAGAAACAGAGTTTGGAATGGAAGAATAAACCTTCTAAACACTCATAAACATTTAATTTATCGCGGTTTGATTGATTATGTCATTAAATTTTGCAAAGATAGAAACTACTCTGTAGATGGTTTCAAAGAAGAAACGGCAGATATATCAAAGGATAACTTATGGAAATTTCTAAAAGAATTCGTCCGACCACATGTGCGGGGAGAACCTGTAAATGTTCACGATTACCAAATGGACGCTATACACCACGCCATAAGAAAAAAGAGGTGTCTGCTCCTGTCCCCGACAGGTTCTGGAAAGAGTATGATAATTTACACCCTGATAAGATATTATCTGGACACTCTTCCGAGTTCAACAAAGATTCTTATAATAGTACCGACTACGGGTCTGGTTCAACAAATGATATCGGATTTCGCAGAATACTCGAAAAATACAAAATGGAGAGCGGACAAAAATTGTCATGGAATTTACGCTGGAAGAAGCAAAGAAACTGCAAAAAGGGTGGTTATTTCAACTTGGCAGAGCATTTTCCGAGAACCCAAAGAATGGTTCGATCAATTCTCTGTCGTTGTTGGAGACGAGTGTCATCAATATCGCAGTCAATCGCTTGTCATGCTGATGACCAAATTAAAAGGTTGTCCTTATAGGATAGGAACAACCGGTACACTTGACAATGTGCATGTTCATAAATTGATAATTGAAGGACTATTTGGTCTTGTTCATAAGGTAACAAGTACCAAAGATTTAATTGATAAAAATATCCTATCGGAATTGAAAGTCGAGTGCTTACAGATCAATCACTCTGACCATGATCGTTTATTATTAAAAAGAAGAACTTATCAGGAGGAAATAGAATGGATAGTGACAAACGAGAAACGCAACCTATTCATAGCGGAACTTGCGGAAAAACTAAAGGGGAACACACTGATTCTGTTCAACTATGTGAGCAAGCAAGGCATACCGCTTTTTGGGATGATGAAGAACTCATCAAAAGAAACGCATTTCGTCTCTGGCAAGACGGAAACGGAAACAAGGGAACAGATACGAAAGATTGTTGACAAATCTAATAATTCTATAATGGTGGCTAGTTATGGAACTACAAGCACTGGTATTAATATACGAAACATTCATAATATAATATTTGCTTCTCCCTCGAAATCTGTAATAAGAGTTCTTCAATCGATAGGAAGAGGGCTTAGAAAGAGCGAAACGAAGGAAAATGTGGTCATATATGACATATCTGATGATCTCAGATACAAAAAATATGAGAACCACACCTACAAGCACCTTCAGGAAAGGCTCAGAATATATACTAAAGAGAGATTCGTGCATCGTCTGATATCAATAAATTTGCAAAGGGATGGGCATGGAACAAAAAACACAATACAAGATAATGAAGTTGAGAAGCGGTGAGGAAATAATTGCGCGGATTTCCAATTCCACAAATAAAAAAATAACGGTTGAGAGGCCCATGTGCTTCCGTTCATTGATGATTCAAGATTACTATGGAACACCAAAAGAAATCCTTGTTATGAAAAACTGGATTCCTCTAAGTGTGGACAATACAATTGATATTCCGACAGATCATGTTGTGTCTTTTATAAATCCCAATCCAGATGCGGTTTCTTTATATGAAACCGAAAAGGAAAAAGAAGATACAAAGTTTAAATTGACTGAGTTTAAAAAACAAGCAAACATAGATGAAGATGAAGATTTTAAGAAAATGATGAAGTTTTTGTCAGATAATACTCAAAAACTCGATGATGTGTTAAAAGACATGAAAAAACCAGAAGACAATAAATCTCCTGAAAAACCGAACAAAGAAGACATGATTTTTATGAACATGATGTTTCCTCCCGATATGCTAATTGATCTTATAGAATCGGACATCATAGATCCAGAAGTCTTTGGTGAAATGTATAAGGATATAAAGAAGAGCAAGAAAAAGAAGCCTCTTCCTCCCAATAGCAAGAAAGCTCCCAAAAAGGGAGCTTCTGAAGGTAATTCTACAAAATATACGGGTGATCAAAAGAATCACAAAGACTTTGGGAACAGATGGACCGATTGGAACCCTGACTTATCTTCTGAAGACTACAAATAATCTTAGAGGGTTCATGTCATTGAATCACGACAAGGAAATTATAAAGCCATCGTGGAAACTTGTCAAGAACAAAGTTTGACAAAAATCAAGATCAACGTGCTTGATATTCAGACGGTTGTGTGTTATAATAAGGCATGCCAAAAAAAACCAATCATTACATAGACAATAAAGAATTCTACAAACAGATGGTAGCATGGAAAAAAGTGGTTGATGCCGCAGAAAATAGTGGCGATCAACGCCCACCAGTCACTGATTATATCGGAACTTGTATACTCAACATAGCCGAACATCTGTCACAAAAACCAAATTTTGCAAACTACCCATATAGGGAAGAAATGGTGGGAGACGGTATAGAAAATTGCCTGATGTATGCCCACAATTTTAATCCCAGAAAATCAAAGAACCCATTCTCATATTTCACTCAAATAATTTATTTTGCCTTTCTGAGAAGAATAGAAAAAGAAAAGAAACAAGCATATGTCAAATTAAAGGCAACTGAAATGATGGATGACGGATCAATGCATAGATGGTTCAAAGAAAACTATCTTGAAGAAAGTAATAAAGAAACTGAAAACCCCTTAATGGATGTCTTTCAGTTGAGTGAAACGGATTTGGAAAGATTATCGGGCACAAAAAAGAAAAAGAAGAAAAAGAAAAAGACAAAAAAGAAATGAAACTTGCAATTATAACCGATACTCATATAGGAATCAGAAACGATTCTCCTATTTTTTTCGAGAACTCGGTTTCTTTTTTTAAAGATGTATTTTTCCCCTACTGCAAGAATCACGGCATAAAAAATGTTCTACACCTCGGGGATTTCTTCGACAGAAGAAAGTACATAAACATTAACATTCTGTCGGAGACCAGAAAAAAGATCCTTGCTCCTATGCAAGAGCAAGAAATTCATATGGATTTGATTCTTGGAAATCATGATTGTTATTTTAAGAACACCAATTCAATCAATACTCCGAAAGAAATGTTTGCTTGTTTCGACAATATAAATGTCATAGAAGCACCTATTATTAAAGACTATGATGGATATTGCATCGGCATGATGCCTTGGATAACCAAAGAGAACGTCGAAGAGTCCAAGAAGTTCATCAAGGATGCAGCTTGCAGGACCTTGGCGGGACACTTCGAGATAGACGGTAGGGAGGTCCTGAGAGGCATTCGCCACGAAGGTGGTATGCCTTCAAGCATGTTCAAGAAGTATGATATGGTCATGTCCGGACATTTTCACATTCGGAGTTACGAGGACAACATTTCGTATTTCGGAACTCCGTATCAGTTGTACATGAGCGATCTGAATGAACAAAAGGGTTTCCATGTTTTGGATACATCTACGGGCGAAATCGAATTCGTGGAAAATCCCAGACAAATGTTCCGCCAATACATTTACGATGACAGCGGCAAGAACAAAGACCTAATATTATTAGCCGATTATTCAGATGCCAAGAATTGTTTTGTCAAGATCTTCGTGAAACAGAAGAAGCACCAATCTGTTCTTGATCAGATGATGGAAAAACTGTATAGTGTAGGAGTCTACGGGATTACGATTGCCGAAGACAACTATGAGGAAGAATCGACTGAAGAAGGGGTTGATCTGTCTCAAGACACATTCAGTCTCATCAGTACCGAGATCGATACCATGGAATTATCCCATGACAAGACAAAGCTGAAGTCGCTGATCAAAGACATATACATCGAGAGTCAACACAGATGATTACATTCAAGAAAGTTCGCTTCAAGAATTTTGGTTCTTTCGGGAACACGTTCACGGAACTCGAACTCGACAAGAAACCAAATACTCTGGTCTGTGGCAGCAATGGCAACGGTAAATCGTTTGCCCTATTGGACAGCATCACTTTTGCTTTGTTCGGCAAGCCCTTTCGAAATATCAACATCCCTCAACTTGTCAATACAGTGAACAAGAAGGATTGTCTGGTCGAATTGGAACTTGAAATAAACAAGATTCCATACATGATCCGCCGTGGCCTCAGCCCGAAGATCTTTGAGATTTATCAGGACGGCAATCTCATCAATCAATCTTCCAAGACCAAGGATTATCAGGAACATCTGGAGGAGAATATTCTCCACATGACTTACAAGTCATTCACCCAAGTGGTGATCCTTGGAAAGGCATCCTTTATACCGTTCATGCAGTTGACTGCTGCCGACCGCCGTGCCGTCATTGAGAACATTCTGGACATCGGAGTGTTCTCTGAAATGAACGTCGTACTGAAAGAGAAGATCTCCCAAATGAAGATTCGTCACCAAACTCTTGAGAGCAAACTTGAAGTTCTCAAGGAAAAGGAAAGACTCTCTTTGAATTACATCAATAACATCAAGAAGAAAAATGATGAGGCGATGAATGATATCGAAGAGAAGATCAAGATTTGCAAGGGACATGTCTGGGGCACTTACGAGGAAAGAGAAAAACTCAAAAAAGAACTTGATGAGATGCAGTCCGAAGATGTGACCACAAACAGCATTCAAAAAGAATTAAACGCACTCAATGCCCAAGAAGCCGAGATAAAGTCAAACATCAAAAGGCTGGAAGGAGAAATGCGTTTCTTCAATGACAACCATGTTTGCAACACCTGCCGTCAGGAGATTTCAGAAGAAACAAAACACTCCTGTGTTACCAGCAATTCAGCAAAGATCGATATGTTAAAAAAGGATCTTGAAAGATTGCAAGAAATTGTAAAATCTAAAACCACCGAGTATGATGCTGCTAGGGAAAAAGAGTCGAAGATCAGGACTCTGGAACTTAAAATTGCTACACTGGATTCGAGATATGAAGGACTTCTCGCAGAACAAAGAGACCTCTATAAAAAAGTCAATGACCCACCGAAAGATGACTCTGAAGAAGAGAGGAAGAATCTGGAAAAGGTTATTGCAGAAAAAAATAAACTTTCTGGGGAGATCAAAAGAATTATTGAGGATGGACAATATTATGAAGTCATTGGGGGGCTCCTCAAGGACTCGGGAATAAAATCCAAGATCATCAAGCATTATCTGCCGATCATCAATAAGCTTATCAATAAGTACCTTTCTGCCATGGACTTCTTCGTCAAGTTCAATCTGGATGAGGAATTCAAGGAAAGCATCAAAAGCCGACACAGAGATGATTTCTCATATGAGAGTTTCAGTGAAGGAGAAAAGATGAGAATTGATCTTAGCCTGCTTCTGTGCTGGAGAGAA